TTGTTCTTTGGTGTTTGGCACGCTGATATGCGTCCAGGAGCCAAACTCTTCAATGATCTGGTCAAATGGTATTCCTCCATCGATGCAGGCCTGTACGACCTGTTTGGGGGTCATCCCGGGGACTCTGATATCGGCGGCACAACCTATCCTATGCTGGCTAGTGTCCTTGCTGCCGACAGAGTCGTTAACTGGTTTAGAGCGAAACGCTGAGTTTACAAGGATCGGTTTGTTAAGTAGCGATCTGACTTGTTCTAATAACTCTGCGGTGCGTACTAGGTTAGCCGTCTCGGTGGCGTTGGGCGTGTTGTCTAGCCCTTTGCGTTGTGCCACCTCAGATGCGGTTAGTTCTTCTAGTGTAAAGTTAGGGCTTAGGTTCATTCTTGCCTTTCTTCATTTCCATTATCTTCTCCAGCGAGCGTCCGCCGAAATAGAATGACATAATCAGCATGCCCCACTGACCTAAGAGCTCAACATAGTTGTTGTTGACCTCGATGTCTGCGGCGCTCATGGCGGCGAATATGGTGTACACGATCAGTATAAAGATCAGTGTCATCGGGCGGATGTTCTTGGACAGCCACGAGTCGCTTGCCATGTCGGCCTGCTGGCGCTTGGTTAGCTCCTGTGCCTCGATGTTGTCGGCGTTTAGCTCGGCTAACTTGCCCTCTTGCTGGAGCTTGATGAGCTCTTGTTGTGCTTTGGCTTTAGCCTCTGGGTCTGGGATTAGCTTGTCAATTATCTTGGTGCCAATGTCAAACAGCGCTGTGATCGGGAACATTATTTCTTACCCCTTATAGCCCCATACAACGTACCAGGCAACGAAACCAGCGACGAGAAAACAGTAGAGCTGAACTCTACGAATTTCGTGTAGGTCTTTGTTAAACAGTTTTTCATTTTCTTTTTTCTCCTTTAAGAGACGCGCCTTGATGACCTGTATGTCATCCCAGGCCTTGGGGCCGTAGTTTCTAATTACCTCGGCCTTCATCTTTTGCTCGAGGCGCTTGACTTCCTCGATGATCTTGAACTCGTCAAACGCCTTTAGTATGGTCTGGTCGACGTGAAACTTTTGTGCTTTGGCGCGCTCTTTGGCGCGTTCTTGGGCTAGGTCGGTTGCTTCTTTTTGTACGTTAGCGATGCTGGTAGATAGCTCCTTGCTGACCCCTCTGGCGGAGTCAAGGGCGCTACCAAGAGATTTTGCTCCTTCTAAAAAGCCAAATGGTTCTGACATTATTCATTTTTATTAGTTTAGTTTTACGAGTAGTGCGATCATGGTTGCTATAATAAACCCTACCGAACCGACCAAAATCTGTTCGATGCGTTTTAGTCGTGCGTTAATGCCGGCGTATCGCTCGGCACAGACCGCCTCGTGGACGGATAGCGCCGCCTCGTTTTTGTCTATTAGTTCGGTCATTCAATGTATCCCTTGTTTTGATTCTAATAGTTTTACTTTTTCATTAAGCTCTTGGATAGCTTTTACTAAAATAGGAAGTAGTGCTCCCATTCCCGCCTCTAACTTGTCTGGGTTTTCTTCTGAAACTAAATTAGGTACTTTAATGCCTGTGTTTTTCTGGACCTTTTGTAGCTCTTGGGCGATGAAACCAAACTCAGGGATACCTACCTTGGCGCCATCTCTGGTGTTCCAATCAAACGATACGGGGCGTAGCTGCTCTACAAAATCTAACCCGGCCGGGATGTCTTTAATGTTTGTCTTGTCCCGCTCGTCAGACAGCGCGGTAATGGTCGTCACTTGGCAACGCAGTGTAGTGATACTGCCGTTGCCAAGGGTCACGGTGTTGCTTGTGGTGGCTGTTGTATTTAATGAGCTAACCCCAATCAAAATATTATTTGATCCCGTAGTTAAATTAAATCCAGCATTACTTCCAATTCCAACGTTATCTGATCCAGTGGTAACACTAAAAAGTGAATTATAACCAATAGCTGTATTAGAAGCACCACTAGTGTTTGTTTCTAGCGATGAATCTCCTACTCCAACATTATAAGACGCTGTAGTGCTAAGTAGGGCTTCGGAACCAATTGCGATATTATAGGAAGAAGTTGTAACTGAATAAAGTGAATTATAACCAACTCCAATATTATTTGTCCCAGAAGTGTTGTTTAATAATGATTGATACCCCACAGCAACGTTCTGTACGGCGGTAGTGTTTGCCCTAAGTGCGTTATAGCCAAGTGCAGCGTGTGCGTTACCAATAGTATTACTGTACAATGCTTCATGCCCAACAGCGGCATTAAAACCACCAGTAGTGGTGCTGTACATTGCCTGTAAACCTAAAGTGGTGTTATTGGACGATGTAGTACCGTTAAAAAGTGCACCAAGGCCCACAGCAACATTTTTTTGGCCAGAGGTGTTGGAAAAAAGTGCACCATTGCCCACAGCAATATTTGATGATCCGATAGTGTTGTTGGAAAGCGTTGATGAACCAATTGCTGTATTGCCAAAACCAGTAGTATTTGCATTAAGTGCATTACTAGAACCAACTACAATATTTGAACTAACCGCCCCGTTACCTAAGCCGACACGTACCGTGTTAATAGTTAAATCGGTGTTGGAGATATTACCGCCAGTTCCACCGTTAGCTTGTGCCAGCGTGCCGGCCAGTGTGATAGCGCCGGTTGTTGCTGTGCTTGGTGTGAATCCCGTTGAACCGGCTGAGAATGAGGATACGCCGGAGGTGGGGGCGCTTAACGTTCCCGCCGCAAAAGTTAGGCCGGTTCCAATTGTCACGTTGCTAAACCCGCCAGATCCATTTCCCGATAGTATTGACGTGCCAGAGGTTGCGCTGGCCACTGAGTTTAACGTGCCACCAGCAAACGTCATGTTTGAGCCGATTGTGACGTTGCTAAACCCGCCAGATCCGTTACCGTACAGTATGGATGTACCAGATGTGGCTGGTGCGTAGTCGGTGCCGGAGGTTGCGGCGCTAATTGCCGTGCCGTTTCCTTTTAGTAGTCCAGTAACCGTCGTGCTTAATGTGATCGCTGGTGTAGTTGTTGCGGTCGCTACGGTGCCAGCAAATCCGTTTCCTGTCGTTACCGATACGCTTTGCACAGTTCCTAACACGCTGCTTGTTGCGGCTAGCAGCGTTACCACACCCGAACTATTTTCATAATACAATTTACCGTCGTTGGTGTTAAGAGCCAACTCGCCGGGGACTAAATTTCCAGCGGTGGGCACAGCCGCGGCCGTGGTGCTGTAGTATAAACTAATCGGTGTATAGCCTGCTTGTGCCATATCTATTCCTTATAATACTCGAGGTTTTTTAATAGCCTCTTGTCGTTGGGTTCAAATTCCAAGGCAGTGGTGCCGTGTTTAATTGCTTCTTTTTTAAATCCTAAGTGGTAGGCTGCAATTGCCGCCAGGTCGTGTGGCTTTGCCTTCCAGTTACTTGCGTCAATTGTGTAGACATACGTGCATTCGGTTAGCTTGAGCGCGTTGCAGGCGGCGCCGTAGCACTCCTCCCACAGCCGCTTCTTGTAGCACGCCTGCGCCAGCTCGCACCATGTCTCCCGAACGCTTGGGTCCTCGGACACCGCGCGGCGGTACCAGTTCATTCCGTCTTGGCCTAGGCTGTCGTAACAGTTACCGATTAGCCTCATGGCGTACGATCGTTCGTTGTTCCAGGTTGCCTGTGGCATTGCTAAGTAGCGGTTAAGCGCCGTAAGGGCTTCTTCCCACTTCTGGTAGTATGTCAGCTCCCTAGCGTAATAAAATGCGTTGCGTGGGCAGCTTGGGTCTTCCTTGACCGACATCTCTAGCAGGTCTAGGTACTGACCACGAGACTTAGTTTCGTCGGGGTGGTGCGTGATCAATAGCATCTCAGAGTAGGCACAGACCTCTTTTGTTCTGTGGTCGGGCCTAATGTATTCGTGGCATGGGTGGTGCCAGTGGTAGCCCTTGCGGCTGTGTGCCTTGGTGCTGTAAAACACCTTGCCGTGGCCCCAGTCAAACTTGTAGCTCATGCGCGTTGTCTCGGGTGTCCAGAGTCGCTCTATTTCATCGCGCCAACCAGGTTCCAACTGCTCGTCTAGGTCTAGCGATATGCAGACGTCGATGTCGGCGGGGAGTAGCGCCAGAGCGGCGTTCCGAGCGTGATCGAAGCGCCAAGGAGCAATGCAAATACTATGAACAACAGCCCCATACTTTTTGGCCTCCTCGACCGTGTTGTCCGTGGATCCCGTGTCGGCGATCATAATGTAGTCCGCCAAACTGCTGGATTCGCAGAAGTTTTTGACAAACTGTTCTTCGTTTTTGCTAATTGCATATACCGCAATTTTCATAAAAATTCCTTTGCTCTGTGTATACTAATGCAAAGAAATTGCTAAAAACTGCCTAAAAACAAAAACTATTCGGCTGGTTGTGGCTCAGTCCAAGGTAACGGTGTTGGCACTGGGTTAATTGGGGGGTGCTCTTGTACGTAGATCTGCTCATCCAGATTCTGCTGGAGGATACTTACTATGCCTGGTTGGTCTTGAATCCAGCCCAATACAATCTCTTGAGTCAATTCATCGTACGGAATTGGGTTCTCTGTGTAGCTAATTGAAAACTGTGCGTTGTTAGCAATGGACGCTGTTATTGGCGGCTCTGCATTGTTTGAGGCAGTAACCGTATAGGTAGCCCAGACCACGTAGTCATTAATTGGCGCTGGTGGGGCGGGGAGTGTGGACATACCCGTGACTGTCCAAACGTATGTATTAGCCATGATTAGCAGTCCTCTGCGCCTTCGTAGTCGCCAAGAGTTTTAAGAACTTCGTAGATTGCAGGGATTAAGTCACCCTTGAGGTCTTCCATACCGATGTAGTGTGCGTTTTCTTTGACTGTAGCCATATTGCTGTGCCTTGCCGACTCATCGTAATGAATAGCGACTTGGACTTG